AGCAAGCCATAAAGTAACCAGCACCCAAACGGCAAAGCCTATAACAGCACAGATTCTGCCAACGCTATAGGCGTTGTCGTTCTTCTTTAGCATATTAATTATTTTACGCATGACACTTACACTCCTTGCATTTTTCATCATGTACTTTTAAATCATAGTTAGGCAGTTCATTTAACTGCTCCATCAGACTGTCAATCACGCCATTATCGCCCAGCGCCTCGTAGCTCTTGTAGCAGGCATCTATGCTTTCTTTTGCGTATATCGGAATCCATCCTTTATCCTGGACATAATGATTATAAGCCTGGATAATTCTGTCACGCAGAAGAGCTTGCAGTCCAGCCTTTAGAGCATCATTTTGTTTCTTCTTCTGCCGATACATAGTAATCAGTAGCGTTATTACGCAACCAGATGTGACGTTAATAATAGAGTTCAGCGCCGCATCTAAAGACTGTTCTATCATTTCATTACACCCCTATTGTCATACTTCCATTGTCACAGCTTCTACTTCTGCCGCCGTAGTTGCTGCTTCTACTTTTTCTTTCGCTGCACGGTAGGCTGTGTGCAAAGCATTACTACGCACCGCCACGGCAGCAATAACCATGCGCAGGTCATTAGCTGTCACTTTAACATCTTGATTATCTGCTGTTGTCCAATCAATGGATGCGCCCTCGCCCTGTAACGATAAGGCAATAATAGCTGCGTTAATTCTATCTCTCGCTTTCTCATCATAGTCAAAAGAGTAACCTTTGTATTCGATTGGTTCAACCTCTTTGCTATCACGTTGACGCTTTAACTCCAAGATTTTGTGGGTGCGGATATTTTCAATCGGCTCTTCTTCATACGTAACGGTTACGCCTAATTCTGCTAAGGCTTCGTCACTGATAGACAACGGAATGAAAATGCCGTCTTTGCCTAGTGCTTCTGAAAGTTCGTATAAGCTAGGGTAGGCCTCTGCTTTATATGTATAGGTTGTATTCATTAAATCACCGCCTTAGTTAAACACAATTTCAATTTTATATTTTTTGCCGACGTTGGCAGCGGTAAAAAACCTTGATAAATCAGACGGCACTTTATTTGGGCTTACATAAAAGCCGGGGAGATAGCTTACGTATGGCACATCAAGAGTGATTGTACCCGTCCTGCCTGTATCAATCTCGGTCACGTTGACGGTGACGTTATATGAGCCGCTTGTAACGCCGTCGATATTAAATGCGAAGTCAAGATAACCACTATAATAGCATAGCATCACAAGAGTAACAGCTTTGCCTTCGTGCTGCACATTGCCTTCGACTTCGCCTATGGTGGCATTATAACGAGAATAGCCGTATTGATAGCCTGCTTGTCCCATTGTCATTATAAGGGCGTTACCTACATCACTACCTTGAGGTTTCATTAAGATACGATTAATACTCATTCAATCACCTCATGCTAATTTAGTAGCCTGTACAATGCTCGTAATTGTACCACTCGACTCTTTTACAATTAATATATTCAGCAATAAACCACTAGCGGTTATCGCTAAATCAGAAGCACTTCCCGCATACTTCAATGTGCCAGCGTTAGTAATGCTTAAAGTGTAAGAAGCGGAAGAAGTTATGTAAGCAGTAAACAGCGTAGATTCTTCCGCGTTTAAGGCTGCTATTAAATTTGACATATTCAAAGTAAATGCACCCGTCGCATTATAGCATGCCATTGTTTTAGAAGGTGAATCATAAGCTCCGCTGCTACGTGGTGTTGCATACTTTTCAAAGTCAAATTTTAAGCGTTGGAAGGTTTGCTCTGCTGTCCATGTATTTTGTGTAGACGTACTCACTCCACTGCCGCCGCTGATTGCAATAGTTACATTACCATTGCTGTCGGGTTTTGTACCATTAACGCTTTTGACATAGCCATCCAACGATTGATGCTGCGTCAGATAACCTGCATCGTTGGTAAATGCCGATACATTACTCGGAACAATCGGTATGGTCGGCTTGTCTGTAAGGTCATTATAGCTGCCCGACGTTGCTACCGTCGCAACATCGTTTTTGCCCAGCTTCTCGGCAAGCATTGCCTTGATTTTGCCATAAAAATAAGCGAGGCCGTCTAAATCTACCAATTTTGCCACTAAATATCACCTCCGTATGCTATCAAAACAAAGCCGCCTGTGCCACCTGCACCGCCTGCGCCGCCTACAGTTATAGCATAGCTTTGACCAGCGGTAACATTGACATACTGCGAGTCATAGCCGCCAGAGCCGCCGTAGTTGCCGCCCTTGCCGTAATCGCCGTTAGCCTTGTCAAATGATAAAGCAAAACCTGCGGTTACTTTGTTGCCCTCAGACGCATAACCGTTAGGCGTGCCGCCGTTGCCATATGTAAATGCCGAACCGCCCTCACCACCTGTCGCAAATAAATCAAACGCTCGTGTATCGCCGCCTGTGTTTCCTGCACCAAAAGCACCTTTGCCAGCACCACCGCCGCATAAGGCTACACGCAGACGGGTGATACCGTCAGGGACACTAAAGCTATAATTGCCAGCATCAGTCCAAGATTTTTCGGTATACGGTACGGACGCACCGCCGCCACTCTCATGTTTTGTAGCAATAGCATACGTCACGCCGCCCACGCTGACACGTCCTGCCGTAGCGTTTGCGTCAGTGATAGGCTTTAAAGCGACATAGCCATTACCGACACGCAATGCCTTGTCACCTGCTTCGGCGGCTGTGTTATATATGTTGCAAGCTACCGCCGTGCCGCCTGTTTTTTGGATGTATAGTTTAGCCATATCGTCACCCTATCCATATCTTGCCGCCGGGGATGTTAAGCGTACCTGTGACAGTCAATGTTTCCGCTGTTGTGTTCCCTGTCAGCTTTGTATTAGCCGTTGACGGTATTGTAGGCTTGTTTTGCAAATCATTATAACTGCCGCTCTTAGCGACGCTTGCTAAATCACCTGCCGCAACAGCTCCAAGGTTAGCCCTTGCCTGTGCCGCCGTGGTTGCGCCTGTGCCACCCTGTGTAATGGGGACGATGCCGCCGCTGGGGATTGTCCCTGTACCTGCTAAGGCAAGCGCATTGTCAATCTCGTCATAGCTTGCTATCTCACCTTTTGTCATCACTCCGACAACCTTGTTACCGTCTGCTGCCGTCGCTGTGATTCCCTCTGCCAAATCGTTGGCAGTGACGGTATCGCTTGTCAAATCGACGAGCGTATTACCGCCGTATATAATCTTATTCACTGCCATTTTTCTGCACTCCTTAGCCTATGGTTACAGTCTTTCCGCCTTGGGCATTGTCGCTTTCGTTGTAGGGGATTGCGTTGACAGTAACCTGCGACAAATAATTAAAACCTTGTGTGCTATCCGGCAATACAGTCTGCGCTGTTGTCTTAGGGGTAACTGTTTTAGATTGCGCTTTAACATCCTCAGCACCGCTCATGTTGCCTGTTACGCCTAAGATGCTTACACCTGCTCTGATGTTTGTCGCAATGATTTTAGCCTGCTCTGTTGCGCTGATTTTAACTTTGCCTGCGCCGTCATGATAGCCGATTGGTACAGTGTATTCGTCAGCTTTCTTACTGATTTCACCGCTGACAGCACCATTGTTCTTCATCTCGCCTGTAATTTTAACGCCGTTGACGTAGGCTGTTTTTCCGCTGAGGATTTCTGCGCTGGCAGCAGTCGCATCGGAAGTATCGGCGTTAAAAGTGCAAGTGCCTACAATCGGCGCACCGCTTTTATCGTGAGCAGTATATGTGCTCAATATCTTATCTGCTGTAACAGTATCGGCGGTTAAGTCGATTAATGTTTTTCCTCCATACACTACCTTAGAGATATTTTTTTCAGCCATAATTTACTTCGACCTCGCTTCCTATGTATGCCGTAATTCCATCGGATAAATTGGATGTTTCAAAATATGGAATTTTTTCGACAGTAATATTTTTTGTTAATTGTTTGTTTGCCGTCGGCAATATCTGCACCTCATGTGCTTCGGAATGCACGGTGTATTTGCCGTCATAAATATCGGCTCCAATACTCCGTGCTGATAAGATTCCATGTAGGTTGCCTTTAGTTGGTGACAAATTGCCATGCAGCTCACCTTTGGCAACTGTCAGCGTACCATGTAACCTCATTAGTAGGTCACCTCCTCCATTAAGAGGAACTCATGTGGCGGAATAACTGTATCAACGTAGCCATCAGCACGGCGAAGCTCAACGTCATATACATAAGCTCCAAACGCCAACCCTTCAGTATCTGCTGGCTTAATATCAAGCTCACCATTAACAATAACTTTTTGCAGAACGATAGTCTGGTTACGTGCTGTGCGCCGAAGCGTAAATGTTAATACATCGCTGTCAGTCAGTTCAACATTCCTGCCGTTAATATCGGTGATGCTGATGTTAAAAACACCGCTATCACCTCTAATCATTCTGATGTTGTTGTCATCAACTTTAAACACCACTATCACCTCTTACAATTCTATATTGTTGAGTTCAAAAATAGTTTTACAAGCTTCTACTTCAGACTGTTTTTTCCAGCCTTCTTGTTTACAGCTGCCTATGTGCATAGACAGGTCAGCCATCCACTGCATAACCTGTGACGGCTTCAGCCAAAACACTTCCTTGCTGTCCTTGCCCTCAGCTACGCCACGTACGGGGCAGCCGTCTGGATATTTTTCCGCAAACAACGGCGTACCGACGTTGAGGGCGATACCCTGCATGGTCAGCTGAGTATCTACATCACTGTCATAGCGCAC